GCTATCGTTAAGGTAGTAGCAATTCTATACAACTTGACTGAAAAGCAAGTAGATGCTATGCCTATGAATGAATTTAACAAGAAATGCAAGGAGATTGAATTTATCTACAAAGAGCAACTACCAAGCAAAACTTGTAAGTATATCAAAGCAAATGGCAATGTTTATCGTTTTATTCCAGATATAAGAGAGGTAAGAGTAGGTGGGACTGGTAGATATATAACAACTAAATACTTCCAAAGGGACGTAGTACAGAACTTACATAGGATTGCAGCTTCAATGGTAATGCCACAAAAGAAAAGCTGGTTTGGTTATAGAGATTTGAAATATCAAGACCAAGACCACGATATATATGCAGAGGATTTGTTGAGTGCATCAATCGTAGAGGTTTACGGAATGGTGGTTTTTTTTTGCAAAGTATATCTAAATTGGATGGACAATTCAAAGGACTATTTGGAGAGCCTATTGAAAGCAGCGAAGATGAGCCAATCCGAGTCCGAGAAAGTGGTAAACGATTTATGGAAACTTATGGCTGGCTCTATCAAGCAGCAATTGTTGCCGAACACGAAAGAGTCAAATTAGATGAGGTATACGATATGCCGGTACTTCAATTCTTAAATGATTTAGCATATTTGAAAGCGAAACAAGATTACGAGCAACAACAGATTAAAAATTTAAAATAAATGGCTTCAATATATTCATTTGGCGAAAGTAAAAAGGACTTCCTCACAACCGGTAAAATGGAAGAGGTAGATGCTTTATTAGCTACTTATGCCCAAGTATTTATTGAGTCAGCACAAAGAAACTTAAGAAGCCAAAAAAAGATAGTAACTGGGGAGCTTATGAATATGACCTTTGATGTCAAATTTATGGGCAAAGGATATGAGCTTACATTGGGGTATCCTAAAGATAGTAAGGCTGCAGAATATTGGGACTATGTGAATAAGGGCGTTGCTGGATATGGTAAGCAAATAAGTGGGAGTCCTTATAATTTTAAAAGTCCATTTGCAAATAAGAAAATGGCTGGTGCTATTCTTATGTGGATTAGGAAAAATTCAATTAGACCGACTGAAAAAAAGAAGTTATCTGGGTTGGAAAGGAAGAGAAAGTCAATAAGAAAGTTAGCTACGGAGGCTAATAGTGTTAAACAATTAGCTTATGCTATATCAACTAAAATAAAACGAGAGGGTATTAAGCCATCTAAATATTTTGACAATGCTTTAAGGTTATTTAATTCAGCTAAATTTAAAAGTGATTTAGCAGAAGCAGTAGGCTTTGAGGTGCAAGTAGTAATTAAAAATTCATGGGAAAATAAATAAATATGCCATCAATATTACAAGGAAATTACACAGTAGGGCAAATGAGGTCATTATACAGACCTTTAATTCATGCTTTTGGGGAGAATACAGTTACTCCTTTACCTTATTCTTATAACAGATTTATATTTGATATTTATATCAATGGAGTAATGGTTTTGAGAGAGTTTAAAGCTATAACTTTTGATGCTACAATATATGCCTATATAGATGTATCGCCTATTATAAAAAACTATATTTCATCAACTATAAGCACTTCATATCCGGCTTTTATACAATATCAAGTTAAGTGTGGTGTTGAGGACTTAAGTGGGAACATAACTACAAACGTAGCTACAGATACCTCAATAGCTTGGTATGGTTACCCATCGTTTAGCAATGACTCTTTATTGACTGATTTAGGGTTAGTTTCTTATGCTGGTGCAGCTCCTTTATATTTAAGTACAAATAGGTATAGAACAATTAATTCTTATGGCAATTACTCGGTTTATGTTCCTATATTCAAATCTCAAACCTATGTAGGTGGCACAGTTAATTTTGGTACAATAGCAAGTCCAAGTACTTATACATTTAATGACTCTTTAAATGTAGTAGGAGTTTACAATGCTAAATTAACAAGCTCAATCTTATTTGGAGATGCAAGTAAAGTATTATTTGATGTTGATGGCGATGCTTTTAATAATGTACTTAATAATACTACAGTAAATATAAACTTCAATTGCACAAAGAACAATCCAGTAATGATACACTTCCTAAACTCAATGGGTGGGTTTGAGAGCTTCTTATTCTCTGGAGTTAATCGTGTAAACACAAATATAGAGCGTAATGCTATTAATAAATTAGGATTAACTACTACTTTAACTGCAAGTGGTTTAGATAGAGGGGTAAATATAAGCCGAGTAGCTAATTCAATAATAGCAGAGGGCAAAGTCAACTACAATAACACAATGACTCATAAAATGAGGTTAATAAGCGACTATGTTAGCGAAACTGACTTTTTATGGTTAAGAGAGTTACTTGCTTCTCCTTTAGTTTATGCTCAAATAGATAATAATACAACAATGATACCAGTTACAATTGAAACAAGCGACTGGGCAGAGAAAAAACAAGGGGCTGACAAGATATTCAATTTAGAAATAGATATACTTTTAGGAACACAATCAAGCCAATTAAGATAATGGTTACACAAATATTTGTAGAGGGTTTTGAGTTAGATTTAACAGATGATATAGCTTGTGAGATTAGCTATGTTATAGATGATGTAAAGGACTTCGGTAGTAAGAATACCAGCTATTCAAAGACAATCGTAATACAAGGCACTCAAAGGAATAACAAGGTTTTTAATCATATCTCCGAGCTTGGTAGGTTTTTGGCTATAGAAAACTTAAATACTTCTGCTCCTAATGTTAATGAGAATTATACTGCAGCCATTGGAAGCAATTGTGTTATATTAGTAGATAATATTCAAATCTTCAAGGGCAAATTAAGAGTTTTAGAAGTTGTTAGATATGCTAATCATGTAGAGTACGAGTGTGCAGTTTTTGGGGAGTTAGGTGGCTTTTATTACGAGTTAAGCAAAGGCACAACAGATAGTATTTCAAATATTTCAAATGGTGTTAGCTTATTAGAAAATCTTGACTTTACAGATTTAAACCATGATTGGAATTATACTAATATGGTTGCTTCTTGGACAAATAGAAACACAAATCCAGGTGTTGGCTATTTTTATCCTTTAATTGATTATGGAAAGGTAGCACAACATTCAACAAGAGACCATTTTTACGACCAAGCATTAAGACCGGCAATATATGTAAAGGAATATATAGATAGAATATTTAGCTCGGTAGGTTATACTTATGACTGCTCATTCTTTGAGTCGGACTTTTTCAAGACCTTAATTATACCTAACAATGATGATAGATTAAAAGTACAAGTTTCTAATTTATTAGATTTAGGGAGTAATTATAGTACTACATTTAGCTCTTCACCTTATACATTATTATGGTATAGTGGTAGCTTTAGAGATTTTAATTCAATAGGAAGTGGTCAATATCAATATGTAGGAGCTAATCCATTGGCAAACCTTAATTTTAATTTTGGTTTTGATATGCGATTTTCTATTGGACCAGGCACTTATTCATTTGAGCTTTGGAAGAATGGTGCTTTTCTACAAACTTTAGATAGCTTTAATACGAGTGGCTTCCCTACTGGTCCTTTATTTAATTTTAGATACGTTAAAAACATATCTACAACTCTATCAATAGCAGTAAATGATATCTTTAAGGTTAATATTTTATATACTCCGGCAGGTGGTGGCAGTTTTAATGTAGGTTTAGATGTTTATATTAACACATGGACAATTGACTCTCCGGTTAAAGTATTGACTCAAGCATATATAGATGACACTATTGTAATGAAATATGCAATACCTAAAAACATTAAAGTATCGGACTTTTTTACTTCAATACTTAAAATGTTTAATCTATATGTAATTGAGGACAAGTTTATTCCTAAAAGATTGATTATTACTCCGTATATAGATTTCTATACAAATGAAGCATTAGATTGGACTGATAAAATAGATAGAAGTCAAGAGATTAGGTTAAAGCCTATGGGCGAATTGAATGCAAGAGTATTTAATTTCAAATTTAAGAATGATGATGCTTACTGGAATAAGACCTATAAAGAGAAATATAATGAGGGTTATATGGACTTTACTTATGATAGTGAGTACGAATATGCTAAAGACAAGGAAGATTTAGAGGTTATATTTGCAAGTACTGTAAACTATGCTCCGGTTGGTGAGCCTAAAATAGTACCGGCTTTATACAAAGAGGGTAACTTTGCAGATGAGAGTATTACTTCAAGTAACATTCGTATTCTACAAACTAAAATGCTTACAGTATCTCATTGGAATATAAAAGATAGCTCCGGAGGTAATGTACAAACTAATATACATCAATTCCCTTATGCTGGTATGTGGGAGCACCCAACTGTTCCAGATAATGGCACTTACTTTCAATCGTTAGGTTGGGCATCTCCAAAAGAGATTTATTATACTATTACCGGTACTTCGGTAAACTATGGTTTATTCAATGCTTTCTGGAGTCCTTACTTTGCAGAAATTACTGATCCTAATAGTATTATCCTTACTGCTCACTTTTGGCTAACAATGATGGATATTAGAACATTAGATTTTAGTAAAAACATACTTATAGATGGAACTATATGGAGAATAAACAAAATAGACAATTACAATCCTTTATTAAGTGTACCTACAAAAGTAGAGTTATTAAAAGTAATAGATAACACTTTTGACTACAACCAATATGTAGCTGGTTATAAAGACAGATTGAATTTGGCTGGTGCATTCTACGAGGGCGAGGCTTGTTTAGTAAATAAAATAAATAATTTAGAACTTATATAAAATGGCAGATAATATAGTAGGCACAAAGATAGTAATTGACTCATCTCAAGCAGTTGAGTCAGTTGGTAGTATTAAAAAGCAATTAAGAGATGCTACAAATGATTTGGTATCTTTAGCAGCCAAATTTGGAGAGGGATCACAAGAAGCAGTTAATGCAGCGAAAAGAGTAGCCGAATTAAGAGATAGGATTGGAGATGCTAAAAGTATGGCAGATGCTTTCAATCCAGATGCTAAATTTAGAGCTTTTAGTCAATCTTTGCAAGGTGTAGCTGGTGGGTTTGCAGCAGTACAAGGGGCAATGGCTACTTTTGGAATTGAGAGTGAGGATTTGCAGCAAACTTTAGTAAAGGTACAAGGTGCTTTAGCTTTAAGTGAGGGTTTAAATACATTTTTAGATACCGGTATTCAAGGCTTTAAAAACTTAATATCTGTAATTCAAAATAGCACTATTGTAATTAAGGCAAATGAAATAGCTACAAAAGCTGCAGCAGTTACAATGCGATTATTTGGCATTGAGGTAGAAACTACGAGTGTAGCTTTTAATGTTCTTAAAGGAGCTATTGCAGCAACTGGTATAGGTTTGCTTGTAGTTGCTTTAGGTCAAGCAGTTACTGCATTTGATAAATTATCCGATGCAGCACAAGAAGCAGCTAATAAACAAAAAGAATTCAATAAAACCATTAAAGATGGTGCTAAATTTGAATTAGATGAGCTATTGAAATCTTTAGACAATCAAATGAGAATTGATGTATCTAAAGCAAAAGCAAGAGGAGCAAGTGAGCAAGAAATATTTAATATTGAACAAAGTTATAGAAGAAGAAAAACTGAAGCTCAAATTAGATATTATAATGAGATTAAAAAAATAGATACACAAGCAGCAAAAGAAGCATCTAACGATATTGCTAAATCAAACGCTGATGGCATAGTAGCAAGAAATGAGAGAATAGCTGCAGATAGAAAAGAAAGAGAAGAAAAAGCTAAAAAGGATAAAGAAAGAAGAGATGAGGAGCTGAAAAAAGAAAAAGAGCACCAAGAGGCTAAAGACAAGCTATTTGAAGATTTTAAACTGCTTAATAAGAAAAGAGATGAAGATCAATTAGTTGAATTTGACAATCAATTAAAAGAAGAAACTCAATTAAATAAAGAAGCTAAAGAACAACAAGCCAAAGATGATGCTTTTTTAAGTACTGAAAGGCTTAAAGCAGAAATGCAAGTTGTTAAATTTAGAGAAGAGTTAATACAAAAAGAAAAGGAAGCAAGATTAGAGGCTTTAACTGCAGTAGCAAGTAGTTTAGATAGGGCAAGTCAATTAGCAGAAGAGGGAAGTGCAGCTCAAAAAGCATTGGCTATTTCAAGTGCAATTATCTCGGCTATTTTATCAGCTCAAAAGGCTTATGAAAGCACAATAGGTATTCCAATTGTCGGTCCAGTATTAGCACCTATTAACGCCGGTATATCTTTAGCAGCTGGTTATAAATCAGTACAAAAAATCATGTCAGTTCAAACTCCTGGAGGCAATGGTGGAAGTGTAGGAATGCCAAGTGGTAGTTTTGGCTCTGGTGCTCCGGTAAGTCCAGCTCCTATGCAGCAAACAGTAACTCAATTAAATCAAGGCACAATTAACGCACTCGGAAACCAAGCTATAAAAGCATACGTTTTAGAGAGCGATGTAACAAATTCACAAAATAGAGTAACAAGAATACTTAATTCAAGTCGCTTTAAATAACATTTAAACTATTTACTATTATGAAATATGACTCAAACATTACATTCTATTACTTGGATATATCAAGCGACTTCTACGATGACAGTGAGGTGGACTTCATCGCACTCGTTGACAAACCTGCAATTCAAAAGAATTTCTTAAAGTTTGCTGACTCATTTAGCGACTATCCAGAGAGTGTAAAGAATACTGCTCAAAAGGCTTTAGATTGGGCAGAGGAAAATGGTTGGGGTACTTGTGGCACTCAAGTTGGGAAAACAAGAGCTAATCAATTAGCAAGTGGAGAGCCAATATCTTTAGATACAATTCAAAGAATGTACTCTTATTTAAGCAGACACAAAGTAGATTTAGAAAGCTCTAAAAGCTATGAAGATGGTTGTGGTAAATTAATGTACGATGCTTGGGGTGGAGAAGCTGCTTTAACTTGGGCAGAGAATAAGCTAACAAGCGTTCAAAAAATGAAATTCTCAATCAATGAAGATGAGCAAATCGTTTCTGGTCCTTTAATGTTAAGCGATACTCCAATTTATCGTTTTGATGCAAACGGAGAGTATTATGTGGTATTCAATGCAGCTACTATTCAAAAGATAGTACAAAAGTACTTCCAAAAGGGATATCAAGCTAATGTAAACCTAATGCACGATCCAATGCAAATCGTTGATGGCGTTACTTTATTTGAGAGCTTTATTACTTCAAAGAAAAGAGGCATACAACCAATGGTTGGATTTGAAGATGCACCAGAGGGTAGTTGGTTTGGTAGTTTTAAAGTAGATAATCCAGAAGTATGGGCTTCTATTAAGAACGGAGATTTCAAAGGTTTCTCGGTTGAGGGTTTATTTAAGTACAAAAGACCGGAAGAAATGAAAGCAGAGCAAATAAAAGCTCAAATTAAAAACTTACTTGACCAAGTTAAGTTGCACTAAAATTATTGTTCACTAATTAAAATAAAATATATCATGCACCCAATTGATTTCGTAAACAAAGTAAAAGAGCTATTTAACGAAGCTCCAATTGCTACAGAAAGTCAAGTTGAGTTTGTAGAGTACACATTAGAAAATGGTACTACAATCAACGTAGATAAGTATGAAGTAGGTGGCGTAGTTACTTTAGCTGATGGAACTTTTGCACCTATGGGAGAGCACATTTTAGCAGACAAATCTGTAATCGTTGTAGACGAGAACGGAGTGATTGTTGAAATTAAAACTCCAGAGGTAGAAGAAGAAATGCCGGAAGTAGATGCCGAGCAAGAATTAAAAGAAAAGATTGCTAAACTTGAAGAAGAATTAGCAGCTACTAAAGGTCAATTTGAAGAGCAATCTGCAAAATTGGTAAGCCAAGAGGAAAATGCTTTAGCAATGTACTCTAAATTTGAAGCAGCTATTAAAGATTTAGCTTCTGCAATTGAGGGTTTAGCTACAACTGCAACTGCTGATCCAATTGATGCTCCAAGTAGTTTTCAAAAAATTGAAAAGAAAAACGAAAAAATTAATCGTTTTTTAGAAATGGCTAAAAAAGTAAAATAATCAAATAACAATTTAAAATTAAGAAAAATGGCGTTTAACGTAAGTGCTTTATCAAACTACACTATTGAAAATCAAGATTTATTAGTGTCTGCTGCTGTATTAGGAGCAAAAACTGCTACTTTGATTAAAAATCAAGGTAACGTAATGGTAGGTGTAAAATCTGCTGAAAAAATCAACATCATGGATACTGATGCAGTATTCCAAGCTGGTGGAACTTGTGGCTTTAATGCTTCTGGTACTACTACTTTCACTCAAAGAACTGTAACTATTGGTAAAATCAAAGTTAACGAAGCTCTTTGTATTAAATCTTTAGAAACTAAATATCTTCAAAAAGCATTACCGGCTGGTTCAATGTATACTGAAATGGTTTATGCTGAAGATTATTCTAATTTAAAAGCTGCTAAAATTGCTGCTCAATTAGAAACTGCTATCTGGCAAGGAGATACTGCTTCAGGTACTGCTAACTTAAATAAATTTGATGGTATCGCTAAATTAGCTGCTGCTGATGGTACTGTTGTTTTAGCTAACACTACTACTTATTTACCAGCTGCTATCACTACTGCAGTAGGTATTACTACTTCTAACGTAGTTGCTATTTTTGATGCAGTTTACAGAGCTTTACCGGCTGAAATCGTTGCTAAAGATAGCACTAAAATCTTCTGTGGTCAAGATGTATTCCGT